CTACATCTTCTTTTGATTCAACTTTAGTATCCTCTTTTTCTTCTTTTACTTCTGCTTCAGTCTTTACCTCAGCTTCAGTTTCTTCAGCTTCTTTTTCTTCTACTGGTTCAGCAAAAGAAAAATCTGCTTCTTGTGTTGGTTTACTAAATACTGATTTAGGTTTACTTTGTTCTTCCGGGACCGTTACACTTTCTGCACCGGCTGCTCCTTCAAATAGAGTATCTAAATCAATATTTTCTTGAGTAACTTTACTCTCTACTGTTTTAGTATCTGTTGCCATAATATTGTTGGTTTTTGTAATTCTTAATTGTTACATATACAATATACAAACATTTTTCTAAATAAACTTACAAAATGCAGAGTGTCATATATGAATTTCTGCAGTATATAGCTATCTTTATTTTTTCTTACTTAATAAATTTATTTTTTAGGTTTATCTTCTGATTTTGAAGACTTAAAATCATACTTATTTTTGTTTTCTCTAGCTATTTGAAGTTTTGTATTAGCTATCTCTTTTTGGGCATTTATCTTTTCTCTTTCAACATTTAATCTTTCAGATTCCATACTTTGTTTCATAGTGCTTTCTTGACGCTTCATATCCATTTGCTGTTGATACTGAGTTGTTTCTCTAATATCTTTCATAGCATCTTGGTAATCAGACACTTGATTTTGATTTAAATCAACCATAGACCCATATCCAGCAGATCTAATTTCTGCTAGTGTAATATTATTCTGTCTATCTTTTTCATTTTCAGAAATCTCTACTTGAAGTTTTTGTTGTTCTTCTTGAGCCTTAGCTTGTATCTGCTGTTCTTGTAGCTGACGTTGTTGTTGCATTTCTTGCTCACGCATTGCCTGCTGTCTTTTCTCAGAATCTTTTAATATATCTGTTACTTCTGCAATAGAATCTGCTTTAACTATATTTCCTAATTCATAAATACTTGCTCCTGTAGTATTATTTGTTAAAGCCATTTGTTTTAGATTCTCTAATATAGCTCTATGATTTGTTTTGGTTGTTGCAAATACATTAAAATCACGTAACAATAAATCAGTACCATTAATTGTAAAGTTTACTTTTTCTGCTTCTGTAGATATATAAGATAACCTTAAACTTGGATTTGTACTATAATAATATTGAGCTAAGTCTGTTCTCATCTGATGTACACGTGGCATTAAATGATCCGAATGTTGTACAAAATACATTTCTGTTTGTGCATATGATTGTTGCATAGCTTGAACAACACCCGTAGCTGTTTGAGCTGAAACAGCACCTCCTAAACGTTGTGGATTGATACCAATTGCATCAAAACACTGTTGTTTAAAATAATTAGCAAGTTGAATCCTAGACATTAATCTATTAGTCTGCTCCATGTTAAGAGTTTGATAATGATTAAAGTTAGTGGCATTCTCAGTATTTGTAATAGATGTATCAAGTGGTAGCATTTGAAAATCCTTCATTGCTACGTATGCTTTTGCATAATTATTCTTACCCCAATCCTCACCCATTGAGTGACGTGGTAAAGCATTTTGATCAAACATTATTACTGTTCCTAATTCATCTATTAGAATGTCAGCAATTTGGTTATTAACCATATTGTATCCAACTTGATACGCTTTCATCAAATCTACTAAAGATGTAGATCTAGTATTTCTATCTGAAAAAACTCTACCTTCAACTGGTAGCTTACACCCATAAAGTGAATTATTACCTTTAAATTGGAAAGGAAGTCTACCAGGTTTAGTTCTATTAATACCTAAATATATTGGATTAATATTATCACCCATAGTAGATCTCCACATAGCTGGTAAATTTGGACCAATTTTAACACCACCCCAAACTTCATTAATCCATATCCAATCTATATGTTCACCTTCTATTAAATTATCTTTTCTTTTTTGTTTAAATATAGAAGTATCATATACACCTTTCTTAGTAAGTTTAAATGTTTCATCTACTATTTCTTGTGTAATATCACCGTCTTTTTCTATTTTAGTTAGGTGACCTATTCTTCTTTGTGTCTTCCAATATATTGTAGATACACGCATAAGATTTCCTTCTCCCCACATCTGTACATCTTCACCTTCGTCTAATATCTGACTTAATATATCTCCACCTCTTGCTGGGTCATCCCAATAATTAGATGTGAATTGTCTATATGCTAAACCTGGCATCTGAGTATTCCATTCATGAGATCTGGTAGCATCATAATATGCACCATCATTTTGATAACCATTTACTTGATATTGTGCAGAACGTGCAGGATATATTTTTTGTAATGATTTAAGTTGTTTCTCATCCATTAAATATCCATATCTATCAACAACATCTGCAACAGTCATTAAATCAACCTTACCACAATAATTTGAATCAGCAATATATCTTTGATCAGGAGATTTTTGATAGAAAGTTAAAATTGGATTCCATAATTCTACATCATAGTCATCTTCTAACATACGGAAATGCCAAAATTCTCTATCTGCAATTAACATATCTCTAAAGCCTCTCTCTTCAAGCTCTTGCATTTTGAATCTTTCTTCATCTACATTTAGTTGATGAGATGCCCATTCTTCAACCATGCTTCTGTAAGACTTGCTAAAAAAGTCTTCTATTTCTGGTAATGACTTAAGACCCTGTGGAGATAAACTTTGTTTTGCTTCTTCTGATGAAGGATCCATTCCCATCATCACCATTTTCTGAACTAACTTTGATTCTGCATCTGCTAACAATGCTTCTTCAACTTGAATTCTTTTTTGTTCTAACATCTCATTATAAGATGTATCATCTACGGCTCTAAATTGTACTTTAGTATATCTTTTAGCAAATTCACCAGTAAGAACATTAATTACATTAGGGACAATTGGATAAAATTTTAATTCCAAAGCTGAATCATTTTCTTGAGTTAATACATCCATCAACTCTTTATATTCATTATCTGGTTCAACAATATAATCTGTTTTATCAATTATACCTTTTGCTAATTTATAATTTTTAAGAAGTCTTCTAGAATTCATACGTAAGAACTCTATTCCTTGTAGTTCTAACCAATCAAGATTCCATGCAGCCCAATCATCAGTTTTTTTAGAATAAGGTAAAAATTGTACCGGCTGTGTTAAGCTAGAAAAAGTTGGTCCACTTTCAGCAGTAGCACCATTTTTCATTTGCATTGCATTTAATACTCTCATACTATTTTTATCTATTTAATATTTTTAAACCCTGATCTTCTTATTTTAGAACCACCCAGTCTTCTATTACGCCCTATATTTTTAAATGGACTGCTATACTTTAATTTACTTATTTTTTCTGAATTAACCAAAGAATCACCCTCTGATTCACGTCTTTTAGAATACCCTCTATTTGATTGTTGGATTTTAGCAAATGCAACTAATGCACCAAATGTCACAAGCCTATCCACGTTTAATCCCGGATAATATGCCATCATTTCTTTTATAAGCATTTGATCAGGAATTCTTTCAACACCTAATGTTTGTGACATTACATCACCTTTTTCATCTGTCTCTTCGTCTATAACTTCTCTTAAAAATTCTATTGCATATGATATCAAATGACTTTTAAATAATGTACCTGTATTCTTCCAACCATATTCTTGATATACTGTTCTATTTGAACCAAGATCTTTTAAGAATAATATTTGTTGTTTTGGTACAAGATATCTTTGTTTCTTTCTTGCTATCATATGCTGAATAAAAAGAGATATATTATTCTCTACAATAGTCCAAGCATTATACCATTCAATGATCATTTCTAATCTCTCATGAGTCTTGTTTATATCATCAAATCTACCACACCATGCTGCTACTATTTTATCTCTCTCAATAAATTGTTCAACATCACCCGCACCCAAATCTCTTGTAACTTCTGTTGCATTTTTATAAATGTATATACTACATAAAGAATCTGATGTTGTAGTTTTACCTTCTGATACAGGGTCAATAGATCCATAGTAAGCACCAAACTGAGGATTATCTACAGGTCTTTCCCAAACAACAATACTTCCTGTTTTGTCTTGTTGTTTTTTATTTACAGGAAATTCACTAATAGGTAGCTTGCTTGTTCTTTTTGCAACTATACCTGTTTGATCTCTATCTAATTCTATTAACTCATAAGGATAACTTTTTTCTTCAATTTTTTTCAATTGCTTGCTAAGAATACCTTGTGGAAATATTGATTCTTTTCTATATGCAAATGCCTCTGCAATATTTAATGGTTTCTGAGATATTCTTAATTGGTATTGTTCACCTGTTAATTCAGATTTCCAACGTGCTCTCTCTAAGTTTATTGCTTTAACAGCTTCTTCTATTTCTGAGTTACCAAATTTGTCAATATAAGGTGGCATAGACCACTGTTCAGGAATAAATAGGCCTGCCATACCAATAGTGCCATCAGCGTCCATTAAATTTGTTTCTACGGCATATATATCATTTGCACCTGGATTTAAAATCATATCTTTTAAAGGATTACATTGCTCTAAATCACCCACAGAACCTGCCGCTATAAACATACCAGTAGTTACCATACCTGAAGACATAGCAGGACGCAGATATTCATAAGTCTGCATCATCTTTGGTGCTATACCTGCTTCTTCATGAAAAAAATATGTACAAGGACCACCAACACCTGTTGTTGCATTTTTTTCAAAAGATGCACCTTGTATTTTAGATTTTAATCCTCTTGATGTTTTACGGTTGTTTATTTTAACTTCTATCTGTTGTTGCCATAATAAAACCTTTTCTGGATTACTAGGTCTATACCATGCAGTATGCTCATTTAAAAATGTTTTATATTCTTCAAGAAATTTCCAAGATCCTTTATCATTAATATAATCTTTTAATGATGCTCCTATCTTACATATTGATCCTTCTTCAAACCAATACTGGTTTATTATTTTACCCATATGAAAATATGAGGAAGCAATCTGCCTTTTTTTGAGTATAGCTGAATGTTGATTATTTAATTCTGCAATTAATTCATATAATGCCATGTGATATTGAGCATCTCTAACTTTAGCAAAACCATATTTTTTTTCTTCTTTGTCAAATATTGGCAAAAAGTTTAACCACATGTAATAATCTCTAGTTAAATACCAAGTTTTGTTTTTACTTTTATATATTACTCCTTGACGGCATTTATTCTTTTGATCTTCCCAATATGTTGTAAAATCTTTTGACCTAAAGGGTTTGTTACAATAATAACCTTCTTTAGTAAATTGTTTAGCCTGATCATTAAATGACCAAGCTACTGTATCAAATTCATACTTACCTGGTTCTTTAAATATACCCTCTAAAAAATCACGGAATTCATTATCCGAGGTAAACTCAGTTGTTGTCCACTTATTATTTTCATATGTAGGTATTACTCTACTCATATCTTATGATGGCAAATACATCACCAGCTTGAAGAAGTAAATGCTCTTCACCCTCATGTTTCATTGGAGTTGGCATGGCATGTTCTGCATACTGAACTTCATCACCTACATTAATTTCTTCAACTTCAGCACCTACACCAACTACTAATCCTTTAAATTCTTTTTTTTGGGCTATTTCAGGAATAATAATTCCTGATGCTGTTTTAGTCTCTGCTGCTTTTCTTTTTATCAGTAATCTTTTTCCTACTGGTATTACTACTTGTTTCTTCATTGTTGATTTTTTTTAAATTATTAATTGGTTCATCCCAATAACAAAAGATGTATTGGGTTTCTTTTTTAGAGTTGATCATAGGCTAGTCCTGCTCCACCACGTACTGAACTGTCTTGTTCTTGCCTCATGTCTGTAAATGCGCCTTTATATGATTGACGTATTTGTTCAAACTTAGCTGCTGCATTTACCATAGAATTGATATTACCATCTCTTCCATGCTCAATAGCGGTTGTTTCCATATATTTTGCTAATCTATCTAACATAGATTTAATACCTACATATGCTCTATATGTTGGTGTTTCAAATAATTTTTTGCACATGTCAAGAGCATATCTAATAGGTGGATCTTCAGTAGATTCTTCTAGCTGAATCTCTTCTATTATTATATCTTCTTTTTCATGCTCAGGTAAATTAAAAAAAGGATTTAAATCAGGATTAGGACATGTCATATAAAATAAATATTTATTTTCTTTAATCCACATCATTAAAGATATTACTTCATCTTTTAAATATGGTAGTTCATAAATTTTTATCTCATCTAAAACTGGTTCTCCATTTACATGTTCATTTATTGGATAACCATTAGAATCTTCACCAACTTGTTTAAATTTTACATGTTGTATAGTAAGCTTCCCTATCTTAAGTTTAGGGTTGTGCTTTTTAATAATATACGCATAAATACTTAACTGTAAGTTGTAGTGATTAAGATTACAATCATCTAAATGACTTATAGGCTTATACATTTTCTTAGTAATGCCTTCCCAATTAGTAAACCCTTTATCTTTTATTTCTTTATTAGTTTTATAATCATTGATGTTTATATAACCATTAACTACTTCAACCACATCTGCTTGACCACATAAACCAACTGATTTTAAATACACCAAGTGTTCTGGATAAACACCTTCTTCTAATTTTTGATTTGGTGCAATTTTGATTCCTTCTTCATCAATAAC